CCAACACTAAGATCATAGCAATCAAACGAAGGTATATATGTTACGCTACCCAATGTTGCGCTGAGAGCTTCAAAAGGTGTGTTAAGTTTTGGATTATAATACCGGTCAACCCAAACTGGTCGTACAGATATGTCAGGAGCTGCCGATAGCCAACTACATAGCCATTGACCGGTAAGCTCCCCGCTGCTATCACCTTGATTACTGGTATTCTTATAATTGGCTATTTTCTTAAAAACCTTATCACTTCGTAACGGGTGATCACCACCAATAGCACCAGCTTCAATTAATTTTGTATCTTTAATATTGAGACGGCTATAAGGGTACATATTTTGAGGCATATGGAACCAAGTCGTTTTGCCTTGATTAAATGTAAAGGGAGTGGAGTATGACTCGTACTGTAGATGTAATTTTTCGTATCCTTTTTCTTGCCGAGGGCCACCAAAAATAGAAACATAATTTCTATAGTTTACAGGCTCTTCATTAAGAAAAACATTGCCTCTGCCTTGCTGATTTTGTGTATTGAGTTGCGTCTTGAGTGGCAGTAAATTTGTAATTAGTCCACTTCTCTCAAGATTAAAATACTGCCCGTATATCAAGAAATTAGCCTTAACATCAAATACACTCTTGGTATTATCAATAGTAATATTATTTTGGTTAAAAGAGCGCAGATAACTCCCCCAATCAATAGTAACTTCTGGAAGATTAGGATCAAAGAAAGCAGTTAAATAAAATATGGCTCGCGTATCAGTGAAGCTAATTTCATCAGTACTGCTGAGTGTCAATCGCTTTGTTGCATTATCACGGATCACCTGATAGGCTTGACCACCAATTCTTGCTTGTAGTGAGAGGGTCAAATCTTGCTTATTAAATGTATAGAAGAAATCTTTGTTATATACTGTGAGCGGTGTAAATGCCGAAAGAATAACGAAATTTAAATTTAATGTGGCGGGATTGAATGTGAGAAAGTATTCGTTATTATTATACAGATGTGAAATGGTACAGATGTGTGGCTTGGTAAAGTCAAAATTAAAATAATAAAAATCGTTTAATCCAGATATTAGGCTATTAACAGTTTGATCATAATTTACTGTGAAAAGAAGTTGCTCATCCAGAGCATTAGTAAAGGTGAGATAAGTCTCTGTGCCGCTGACTCGATTAAAAATGTTGCAAAAATAATTTTTACTCACCTGAAACGGTCTATTAAAATCAGTAATCTCAACCAAGCTTATGGGTTTGGTTACATGCAACAAGCTGTAGTTACTCTTAATAAAGTCATTAGTACCCGAAAAAGCTGGTGAAAAGCTGGTTGTTAGTGCACCGTCAATGGCAATATTCTTATTAAGAAAATTTAATTGATTATCATAAGCATATGAGGCACTTAGCCCTATATAATTCTTCGATGTTATATAGCTGGTGAACATATATTATTTAAGCACTTATAGTTATTCCGGTGCCGCCAGCGTACGGGGCACCAGTGCCGCTCAACTGTATAGAGAGGTTGGATGTTTGAAGGGGTTGAAGAGTATCAAGAGTTGCCGCATCTGGTATCAAGTCAATACCTGCACCTTCGATATAATCATATTGCGAGACAGACGCAGCAATAGGATTACGACGCAGACGACGTGCCGTGTTTGATCTAACTGCCGTGGAAGCTTCGACTTGAGGCACAGGCTGTACCTCACCAGGTAGAGCAGATAAAAATGGTAATGGTTCATTTAGATCAAGTAAATTACCAAATACTTGTCTACGATTCTGGTCCTCCAAGGTCAATATAATGTTGAATGAATCTTTTGACTGTGCGGCATCTAACAGGAAAGTATCTTCATATACATCTAGAATACCGCAACGAAAAGAGCAAATTGTTGCAGTATATGTATTAACGCAGCAATCACTAAACACTACACTAATAGAAGGGTTGTATGTGGTTAGTGTTTTGTTCTGGGGATAGTATACGTGCGATACAACTATGTCTTTAGGAGACACTGGTGGGTTGCTAGTAAACTTGTAGTCGTTGTATATTACCTCGCTACCGTCGTCAAAGTCATATACAATCTTCATAATATTAGCTACAGATTCATCCAAGGCAGATAGAATGAAGCTTACTGTGGTTACACAGTAGATCTCAAAAGCAGTAAGAATTGTTTGCTTGTAGCAAAAATCTTGATAACAGATTTCATATAGAGGACCTCCAACAGCAGATGCACTATACACAATGGGTGTATTTGCACTCAATGGCCCACCGTATGCTGTTAGTGGATACAAGAAATCATAACCTGTGGGGCTTAAGCTTGTATCTTTGAAGATGTGGTGATCTAGCCACGAGCAGAAATCGTATGTGGATAATTCTGCAGTATTGGATGGAATTAGAAATTGACTTGTATTCATGGCAATGGTCCTACTAGTTGACATGTATAAGATAACATATACGTGTTGGAGATAGTATCAAGAACAAAGCCGCTATAATCCATGAGCTGAAGAGCACACGCAGGTATTGGAATATTTTCTGGCGGTAGTGGGAATGAGCAATCCAAATTATATATTGAAATATATGACTTTACATATGCCGGTGTAAATGGTGATAATATTGCCGCAATATTATTGTATAAGCCTACTTTATTACCAAAATTCATGTACGGTTCAATCGTACCAGAAGCCGGTGCTATCACAGTGGCTTGTGAGAAGACACCACCCGTTGTTTTTTGAAATACGTAAACTCTCCCAACATTAACAATTGGTGCAGATTCAGGTGTGTATCTGTATTCTTCACCTGGACAGCCAATGAGTGCATAATTATTTTGCAGAGCCACAGAATTGCCGAAATTACCATTGGGAGTATTTAAATTGTAGAAACTGCCAATTGCCATTGCCAATCTCCATTGATTGAGAGCACCATCAAAAACATAGTGATATGCTTCTCCTTGAGCTGGCTCAGGGTATTGAAATTTCTGTGAAACAGGTGCACCAATGATCATATCATCACCGTCCACAGCCACTGTATCTCCAAAATTGGTTACACTTGTTATGGGAGATACAATTGTTTGAATAAAGTCCCATCTTTGATTGATGTTCTTCCTAAATGCATGCACTGTATCGTTACTATTACTAATGAGCATGTTATCACCATAAAGCTGGGCAAAATTACCCATACCCGCACCACTCGAGACTTGGGTTGATGTTATTGTTTGGTATAGCTGCCAAGTCCCCAACGTTGAAGGATTGGTTGTGTCTCTATTGTACGTGTAAATGTAAACACTGCCAGAGAGCGTAGCTGTGCAGATTGCTAGAGTATCACCATCAATATCTGCAGCTGTAGCTTCTACATTATCTGGTGTCACAATGCTTGCAGTACGAAATATTTTTTCACCAAGATAATCAAACACAGCAACTGTGGATGAACCGTTATATTTACCAATGATTGTATCTGCGTCTTGACCAAACAACGTTATGCCTGTACCATAATACAAGTTATTCCTCAAAGTAAATTGCGTTGTGTCTGTTGCATATGTGACAACTCTACCAGGCAGTACATTGGATATGTATTCATTACCGACACACAAAACGCTATCTGTATTGCCAGGTTCATTTTGTGTGATACGCTGCTCGCAACCAGCAATTCTCTGAGTACCAACAAACCCTGGGTAGCCAGCCACATTAAAGTTTCTTATTTTAAATTGTGTCAATCCTTCTTGTGTTGTATTGGTGAGTGCAACCTTTAATGATGTTCTTCGTTTTTTGGGTAGAGATTGAACCATTACAGTTGTATACTCATCATCAGTTGAGCTCTGTTTGATTTGAACCTTTAGTTCTGTACCTGCTTTGCTTAGAATAACACGGACAGATCTGTACTCAGCCATATTTGAAGCTGAAACATTTTGATCTATAGTAAAGTTTGACACATCTGGCATTGTAGATAGAATACTTGTTAATGTTAATCTGCTCAGGAGAGCATACTGTTCTGAGGCCCCACCGCGAACCATGATCGAAGGTGATTCTGTAAACGCAGAAAGAGGTATACCCGGTGCATATGTATTAAGTGCAAAATAACCATAAGGATCAAACCCTACTCCTACAAATGCTGCTCCAAGGCCTGTGTAGCCACCCTGTAAGCAGTAATCACGAGTATCATTGGATATGTAACCCAAGCTATAATCGCGTCCACCTCTACGAGGACTATTGACAATACTATCAAAAAAAACCACAGCAAATCCACCAGTAGGAGTAAAGTTGAGTGCGTACCGAGAATAGTCAAAGCTAACAATAATATCACTCCAGAGATCTAATGGCTGGTCATTCCAGATCGCAATATTTTTATCATCAAGGGGTTGATTCATCTGTAATTATTTAAACCAGTACCGCGGTTACACTCCTATTTTCAGTCATGGAAACAAATGCTTGAGGCGTTATTATTATGCCAGCACCTGTAGTATACGGTGCACCTTCAGGACTCAAAATCACTGTGCTATCAATTAATCCAAATACATCGCCACCGTTAAATGTTGCACCAGCCCCGGCAATAGTGACACCAACACCAGGTGTATATTGATAGTATACACCATCACCAGTAAATGCTCGTATGTTACACGATTCTGTTTGATTGAATTGATCTAGGTTCACTATTCTACCGGCCGGGTAAACAGCTGAGCATACAGAAGGACAGCTGAGTGAACCGCCAAGACTTGTTGGATATGAGGTGACACTTACACCGCAGGTACATAGATTCATAGTTAAAGTATAGAAGTTGCTTGCAAGCATTTCAACAATAACATCCACGTCTCTATCCATTGTGATATTACATGTGGATACTCCGAATACAGGTGAACAGTACCTACTTGATAGACCCAGCATGCTGCTCCCAGCGAACGCACTTGCATATAGTGTGAATGTTGTACCGCTCAAGACGGCATATGACTTGGTGAAGCTACCGTCCTCGTTAAAGTAATTTATACCTTCATCACTTGTGAAAACTCTGCCAATTCCAAGACCTGAAATAGTAATGTTAAGACTGTAGTACCCAATATCAAAGACACCGGTAATACTTCTATTTTCTGTAGCTTCAAAAATACATTGATCACCCGCATTAACAAGATCTGTTGGCAGATCAACATACGTGCTAGTATAAAATTCTGTTTCCCCACAAGGTGCTCCCCGCCAATATTTTAATTTATACCCAGGGGCAGGCATGCCACTAAGGGTGATGATTTGATTGCCATACTCTACAGTGTTTGTGCCTGTAAATGTGTATGTGCAACTGCTTGAACAAATAAAATAGAACCATGGATAATTGGTTGTGACACTGATATCACCAAGATGACCATATGCAGGGTTGATTGGCACTGTTGTTACAGCCACTTGATATTCATAATAACGGATGTATAGCACATCAATATTCACATCAGAGTTTACAACAAAACTACAAAACTCTGTTTGATCAACACAAGTACTTGAACCATCATATCCAAACATGGCCCAGCCAGAAACAGGCTTCAAGGCTGAAAGTGTGAGCACAGACCCCACGAGATATGGGTTAGTTACCGAACCAGGTCCATCGATAATGAATTTTAAATCTTGAGAAATTACTCTGCCTGCAGGAGTTGTCACTGTTACAAAATAAAACGGTAAAGCGTCAAAATAAGCTGTAATGCTCTCTGCAGTTGTCACAGTAAATATGCAATCTGTATTGAGCATATCACACGGTCCACCCTCCCACCTATTAAATGCGCTAAAATAGTCTGCACTGGCAATAAGAGTTAAAGTTGTACCATATCCGAAACTTTCTGTGCACAAATCGCCACAATTAACACAGAACGGATCAGAAAGAACTATACCGTTACCGGTTCCTGCCTTTGTTATAATTACTGGTCTGTAAATTGATTCTGGTGCATCACATATTAAGCCGGTGAAACCGGGTATACTTGTTGTTAGATTAATCTCGAGTACACTTGGATCTGGGTATACTGGTCTTTTGACCATAGCAGAAAGAGTGCCAATAAGAACCTGATAATTAATATTTTCAATTCGATCTAGCCAGTTATAGAAGTAAACTGTTTGACCTGCAGGATAATCTTGACCTACAGGAGAACATAGAGTTATTGTTGCAGTTGTATCGTTTGTAAAGCTATCTACAAAGTAAACAGTTTCCCCAGATAATAGAGAAAATTCTAGCGCTAACCTAGAGAAGGGCGGTATTACCCGTGGCTCCAGAGGAAGCCCTGCAGCTGCATATGATTCAGGTTGATGATCTGCAGTCAGGCTAGGGGTCCAGTTTAAATTTACAGTAAATGTTCTTTGACCCGATATAAAAGGTCCTGCTAAGTAACCTGAATTAACAATCAAGGTAGTGTCTAACCCGGATGTGCCAAAAGCAAACGTGCTGAATATCTGTGTTGTGGATCGAATTTCTTCTCTATATGAACCAAAATAATCAATGTTGTATGCATCAAGCAATTGTGCATCATTAGTATCAGCATTCCAAATTAAATCATTACCAACGTTACGTACTTTATAATAATTACAGCCTAAGAAAATAGATGTCTCATTGTATGACTCCCAATCAAACTGAATAATATACCTTCCAATGTTATTAATTTGGAGTGGCTTGATGCCATCGCTGTAGAGGTAAGTTGTATTGTAGATATTCTCTTGACCGACATCTAGAACCTTTTCTCCAGGTAAATGCGCACCCATCGTTCCAGTTGAAGATGCATTATACCTGACCATAAACGGCAATGTAGGGTTTGAATAGTTGTTATCGTAAATGAAATAAAACGGCTTAAATATTTCTGGTTCATACGAGGAATAGTATGGATCATTTCTTTGAATTTGTTCATTAACAAAAAACGGCATACTATTAGTATTTTTAGCTAGATATGTTAAATTGAACAAATTGTTCTTTTCAAGACGGCTAAAGGACACACCATCAATTTCATATAAATCCATTTGTGGGGGTTCTATAAAATCTGCACTAATAGAATACATGTCAGTTATATCGTTTCTTGGATCAGGATAAACAATAGAAAGCTTTATGTTAGTAAGAGGTGTTTTGTATATTTTTGGATAGAGTAACTTATAGTTTGAGCTTGATAGCCTATTGCCAAGAGTAAGAAAGCATAGATATAAGCTTTTATCGTACTCAGAGTACCATTCCCCAGCAAATTTTTCTAACTTAGGGTTAAGTAGTGACTTTTGAAAGAAAGTACCAGGGTTGCTGTTAATAGTAATTTGCTGGGTATCATAGTCAAAAATGACAGTATCAACAACAACATAATTCTTAGTTTCCAATACAAAGGTATCATAATACATGTTGAAGTAATGCAAGCTTTCATTAATTTCCTGCTTAACAGCGGCAGGATACTTGAAGAACACAGCACTGAGAGCTGCACTGCCTGGTGATACAGTATTTGTAATGCTATTTCTAAAGTAAAGCTTACCCGGTATTAACACTTTCTTTGCTGCAATGGATTGATCTACAACAGCATCACCAGCAGCAACTACAGTACTTCTATTAGACATTACACCGTTACTATCTGCTGTAGCAGAAGCAGCCTTGAGCGCGCTTACTTTCTTTAACAGACCGTATTCGTTATTGTATATATCACTTCCCCAGTATACCGGGGTGTAGTCATTAACTAGCAGAGATGCTTGGCGATCTGATAGGGGCAGGTTTTCTTGCTTACTGAGACCTGGCCATATATCAGGATTGGCCCATTGCTCTTGACGGGTACCTTCCCAAAACTGCACATTGTCATATGTTCGCGAGAGACCTGAAACATCCAGCTGCAAATCTTGCTCTCGGCTTTCATAACCGTAATACAATTGATTGTAGCTTGTCGACAACACATCACCAAACGCAAATTGGTTGCTTCGCGATCGTTTGTTCCACGAAACATCCACTGTATATGCTATAGGAGCAAGAAAATTATCTTGAGTGCTGTTATATGAGGTGTTGCCAACAATATCAGGGTCTGGAAAAGCATACACCGTATTAGGTTGTAGTTGGGTAGCGTCAAGGGAATATTTTTTATGCGGTGTATTGTGGATCAACAGCCCTTGATGCTGTGGTAGAAAGAATCGCCCTATCTCATATTCTGTGTAAAGATGCTCAAGACTTGGTACTGATGCAACTGATGGTGTTTGTCTATTTAAAAGATTTAAAGTTGGTGCACCAGTTAATGGCTTTACAGAAAACAAGAGACCAGATACAAAATTAGTGCGTGTGCTGCCGGTACTAAGATAATAAAAGTCATTCCCCAGGTATTTTGGAGCAAGTCGTTTGTATAGATTTAATTTAAGATCTTCAGTACCGCCACTTAAGTAGGTTATAAAATCGCGATTTTTTAAATAGTTTAACTCAGTGCCAGAGAGATACGGATTAACTGTGAAATTATTAATTCCAAGAGATGTAATATAGAATGGATATTGTCGTATAGCGTCTATAATTGCTTGCTTAAAATCAATATACAATCTCTCATATGCTTTATTTGGTGTAGCAAGATTGACGACATCGGTACTCTTGGTAGGAGAGGGAGCACCTTGATTGTAGTAATCTGATTTGAGGTCGTACAATTCTTCAATGTAAATGCTGAGTTGTCTTGCAATAGACGATATGGGTGGAAAGTTGCAAGTGGTCTGCGCAAACACAACCTGATTTGTTTGCGCAGCATCAAAGATTAACTGCTTAACAAGGTTCTCGATGCCGTAGTTACTGCCACGAAGATTATGTTGTATTTGAGCTGTTTTGAGATTTTCTCTTGTATTAGCATAATACAAGCAAACCTGCTTAATCTTATTAATAAAAAAAGGCAGCACTATATCAAGATCACTTGGATCTGAGAGATCAGCATTTGTAATGAAGCGTTTCTCTTCTTCAGTACTGTAATCAATTATTAGCTCTCGCAAAACCTGAATATAGGAGTCTCTGATCGTTTCGTTTACTTTGGCTGCATTTACTTTTTTCGTTTTACCCCATTCGATGATATACTGCTTATACTGAAGAAAGAGTGCATCTAAATCTACTGTTGTGTAATTTTTCTGATTAAACCAAGTTAGAAAGCTAACTGGAGCGTAGGTGTCTAGTGGTGTTGTGGATCCCTCAATAATACTGTTTTGAAATGTGTACAGATTGCTCATACCATCTCCAATCCATTGTATAGCGCTCGAGAGATTATGGCTTCCATTGTGCCACCATACTGAGTCCAATTTTCATAACTACTCTGAGCTGGTGTTACAGTGGTGAGATCATTTTTAAAATCAATAACCCCGTCAACCATTTCTAAAGGCATATATGCCTTGTATTTATAAAAATTATAGTATGGTGCAATATCGATTCCTGACTGTGCATTATTACCAGTTACTAATCCCCATCCCCAATTGTAATTGACACCGCTCAGTGGGTATTCCTGGCCAATGACTGCAGATAGACCATTTGTTACAGGTACAACAGTATTATAGACCTTTTTGTATATTCCGCTAAATTTTTCGTATATCACAATTGGAGTACCTACATTAAATGTTCCAGTCAAAATATCAATTTGCTCGCCTAAATTTTTCCCAGCACCATAATCATAAGCACTTATCCCGAAATTTGCACTGAATGTATTTGGACTACCAAACAGTTTTCGTTGATTAATGCTCAAAATATCTATCGCACGCGTCAACTCCGAAGGGTATTGTGAGCAAAAATCGTAAAAATCTAGACCATATTGTTCAAATAAACTCTTCAGCGCAGAAATATTGCACGTATCAGGGTCTGAGATATTACCAACAAAATTAGCTATTTTCTCGTAAATCTCTTTACCAAGAGTTTCTGGTGGACTATCAGCATTACCAACTATTTGACCCAAGAAATCATCTAGCAATTTAGTCCTATCAAATAGAGATTCTTGCAATATGTAACTCTTGTAAGCTGCTGCTTGATCGAAATTTTCATTAATTTTATTAACGATTGGGGATCTCTTGAGAATATCAAAAAGGCTACTACTTCCTCGAATAATTCTTGGAAACGGGTTAACAGGACTAACGTATTTGTTGATCCATCTTATACCAGTCCAGTCTCCAAACACACTGTAAAAGGCCCGGGAACCATCGGCCACCGTGTATTGTGTATCAGGCAGCACACCGCTGTAAATAGCCGAAAGCGGGAGTTGTTGTAGATCTGCAATAGGATAGAAATATATTTGTGCATTATAATTATGCAGAACCCAGAGAAAGCCCTCATTATCACAGGCAATACCACCTATGGGCTGATAATACCTAGCACTATTGACTTGACTACCGATAACAACGTCGGTTAGCTGCCCCGCTGGAGATATCTTTGTGACTTTTGATACTCCATTGTTCACCCAAAGATTTTGATTCAAATCAATAGTTATATTTCCAATATTAGCGAGCGAGCTTATTGGGAAGTTAGGTTGCAGATTAAAATTGCTATCCCATTTATATATCAAATCAGTATTTTGAAATGGATTCGCACTTCGATTTGACTGTAGATTTTTAACTGCAGCCCATATATTATTCTCTCTATCAACTATAATTTCTTGCACAGAGTAAAGTGGATTCAGCGGTACTGCACTCAGGTACTCTCCTGTAGAGGAGTATTTAAAAATAAAGCCGCTCACTGGATGGCTGTACCCCACAAATACAGTATCATCGATACCAGCATCAACACACGTAGGGAGAAGAGAGTTTTCACCAACAAACCCACTCAATTGATTCTTGAGTGTGACATAAAGCCTGTAGTCTGTATATGCAATATTCTGTAAATTTGGCTCTGCGTGTGCTACAACATTTAATGTACTGGCATCTAATTTTATTGCGGAGATTGCATCATAAAGGCTTATCCAAGCGTTTCCGGTGCTATCAATGGTGACATTTGAAGGGCTAGCGCTATCCAAACTGCCTTTATAGCTAGCTAAATTTGGTGCAACATCAGTCCCTTGGTACGTGGCCGCGGCAGCCAGATCGATTGTCGCGACAGGGGCACCCGAAACCGTGTAGACAAAAATCTTATCGTTATCAGAGTCAGTTATGTAAACTCTATTTTGACCAACATTATAGTCTTCAAGAGGGGCATACGATATACCCACATTCGAGGTTTGATTATCTGAATATGTTGTTGATTCACCCACAATATCGAATGATAGTGTCTCGACATCACAATTACTAAAAATAGCTCGTTTTCTAAATCTTTTGAAATCACCTCTGCCAGGCTGGGCTGCAAAACCGTACGTGATGCCTAGATTGAGCGGTGGACTATCCTGAATTAAAACAGCTGCGCTAATAACTGCAGTACGAGCTTCTTCACTGCAGTTTAACAAGCCACAAAAATAACTACCGCTCTTTTCAAGGAAAGGAGGTGATGGGTTACGGGTAAATGTTGCCCCAGTTACTTGAATTGTACTAGTTGGAGAAGTGTTAGTAAAATTTAACGGGTCTAGCGGCACATATTTGTATAGCCCAATACTAATCGTATTAACTTGTGTTGGATCCTGTCCATCGAATCTAAAACCTGTTATTGGAGGGTAACATTTTGTTGTATAATTTTCGCTATCTTTAAATGTACAGCAAAATGCAATATCTGTATCGGTCCATTTTGTTGGGTAGATATTAAAAGAGTGTAAATATTCGCCTGTAAGAGGACCGACTGTGTCCTGCACGCCTTCAGCTGTAATTCCATTACTCGTAATAGCAACGCTTGCTGCAGGGTTAAAGACAGATTTTAAAAACTGCACCTTCCATGGCACGTTAATGTAGCCATAGGTGGGAAAATTTATACTTGGATAGTAGCTATTATTAATATTTCCATAATCATAGAATCTGGTAGTTCTTGGTTGGGCAAATAGGAAAATTAAATCATTTCTAGAGGAATCACTTGGTGTTTGATCAACATAACTAACAATATGCCCGTCAAGCGTAGACCCAGAAGTTCCAGCGAAAGCTGAACCATCGACAGGCATGCTATAGAAAGATAGATCGATGTCCCATGAAAATGGACGCTTTGTTGGAACCGCGTAGACACTGACCGAGGAGGTCGATGTGGAGTCAACTAATTTTGTATCAATGGCTCCATCAGCATTAACTGTGGTTTCAACAAATCCAAAGTATGTTCTAAGATGTGCGTACTTATCTGTGTAGTAAGATGATACTGATAAAAAGCTACTATTACTACCAGATGCATAAAAATTAATAGTGTAATTATCTTCTGCTAAAAATTGATCATTCTGCCAACTATTAAAACGAAATACTTCGAGGGATTTACTTCTCTTTCCCGCCGGTAACAAATATATACCATCATTTTCTGCAGGTAAAAGATTGCTAAAAACAATTGTATCGGGCATTGCATTGAAAGCTGTTAAGCTCGCCGGAGCCGTTATTGTATAAGCCTCGCCCTGGCTATCAAAAAACGTTGCTGTTACATTATAGATACCTGGGTATTTGTATGTATGTCTGGCGCTTGCCCCAGTAATATATGTACCATCACCCAGGTCCCATATTATCTGATACTGACTATAGTTTAATCGCTCTATATTATCTGTCCAATCTGGTGTGATAAGAAAGGGCGTATTTTCAAGTGTATAACTAGTATATGTTGGCGCTGCGTTAGCTACATCGAATACAGCGACTTTAATCTGTACTGCCGTTAACGTCGGCATAGATTAGTACTCCCGTAGACTAGCTTCCTGTGAATCAGGTGTAACTATTTCGATATTGCCAAAGATAGCATCCGGATTATAGATATAAGGAATCTTAAAGTAAGGTAAGGTAATACTCTGATTGATTACATTTATATCTTCTCCAGGCTCACTATAGACGGGGTTGAAGACTAATAAACTGAGACCGCTTCTTGTAATTTGCTGCCCATTTACTGCACGGGTACAACTCACAGAAGTGACCCCCGGTATATTAAAGATCTTTGTTGTAAGAAGATCAAGATTAATAAATTGTCCAAGCTTAGTATTTTCCACACTAAAGTAATCCCTAAGAATATTAACTGCTTGATTTTTCACCTCGTTTTCAGAGTAGCGACTATTAGGAGACCTTCCAATAACTAGCTTGGTTTCTGATATAATATCTGATGTTAGAAGTTGGTTGCTTATTTCTTCACTGCTGGCAACACCCAGACCAACTGCAACATACACTGGATCCATAATAACAATCTCTGAAGTGGTCATCTTTACGTCCAGTAGCTCATTGATGATCTTATCCTTTAATCCTGTTCCAAGAAAATTATTTCTTAGTTTCGTGCTATTCATATTACTATTTTGTAATTTTGGCACAGCATAAACATATATGTTGTTGAAGTCACAACTATCAGCAAATGTTACTTGATTGAATAATACTCTGCTGTCGTTATTAGGTACTTCGAGTCCAATATTGTAAAGATATCTAACATGTTCAGCCAGGTACTCCCAGTTGTTAACTACCTTAACATCATTGAGTACATTGCTGAAATTATTTTTAATAAACGTTTCAAAATCACTCGTGGTAATGAGCCTGTACTGTGTTTTGAATGTGTTAGCAGCGTTACTTCTGATGCTTAATGCATCCTCTACATTTGTAAATGCTGTGCTTGCTGCAGGGTTTATAAAGGTAAGATTTGCAGCTTGATCTGAATTTATATAAGTTAGATTTGGTTTAATGTCATTAAAAATTGTGTTGAACTGTGGCTCATTAAATAGGAATAACTTATTATTATCAAGAACACCAGGGCCAATTTCTCCTGCTGTTCCATCGCTCTTGAGGTAAAAAACAGACACAACACTAGTTGGTTTTAGCTGCTTACCATTAACATTATTTCCAAACTTAATAGTGTATCTTTGGTTTTCATTAAATCTGCATTCAAAACTCTTGCTATTTGGATTCTCTAAGTATAAACTACTAACCCTATTCCATTGTTCATACTGACCTGCATCGTTCGTCACATATACATAGATATTTGTATGATCTATCAATTCATTTGAACCTTGCTCAGAAACCGCTGCCAATGAAAACTCCTCAAACGGTGAACCATTAGCTACATAGAGTGGGTAGGGTATGAAGATTCCTTGATACAGTAGAGTCGAATTATTAAATTGGGTTAGTACTTCTCTTGCGTCTGTTGTCTTGATAAACGTTGCATCTTGTACAAAAGAATATGGTATACCGTTCACAGTAAAATAAGAATATCTTGGAATTGTATATACACCTGCAGGAAGAGTTGTTGGTGCCGTGGCCTCAAAAGCAACTACACTCGACTGAAAGCCAATCGGATTATAATTAAGTGCCTTGACAATACGGTTCATGTTCTCGTATAGCTGCGCTTGACTAAACATACTCTCACTCGCTGTCTTGTTGAGATAAAAAAGTAGAACATTATAGCTATACGCAATCACGTCAAGTAAGCTATTAAAATTACTACCCTCATAAATTTGATCTGTAAACACATTGCCCTGATTAAGACGATCAATCATGAGTGATTTTAAATTCGTCGCATCAAACGCAGCATAGGCGTTGAAGGGTAGATTAAATGGGTTTGATGTGATGTCGCTCATAATTAATTAAAATAATATCCTGAATCGCTTAATACTCCTTTTAGTCCTACTCCTTGGATATTTAACGTAGGAACATCAATTACCATGAAGATATTATATTGATTATTATCATAATCAGTTTCAACGTTTATATTTCGTAAAAGCACTCGAGGTTCAAATTTCTTAATACCGGTAAAAATCGATTCACCGATAATTCTAGCTTGAGTCACAGATATTGGAACAAATAGATATTGTACGAGGTTCAACCCAAAAATAGGGTTAAGTATCTTCTGACCTGGCATGGTTGTAAAAAGATTGAATAAGCTGTTTTGAATAGCCCCAATATCCTCAGATCGCTGTAAATCCTTGATCTCGCGTCTTTTCCCTAGTTGTTTGTTTTGAGTATAATTAAGCTTTAGATCTAGAAGTAGATCTGTATATATCGCCCCTGAAACAGGTAAGCTAAAAGCATTAACAACGATCGCTGCCATAAAATTATTTATACATAGATATTTGTTCTAAAAGTGGTTATGAAACTATAAATATCTAATATGAACAAGTTCGTCAAATTATATGAGTCCTCTATTCAACGGTTTACACGTGGTGGTTTTCTAACAGGGGATCTTGTTAAGTTTATCGAAGGTGCATTTAAAGACGAATTCTTTAGTAAACAGGGTCGAAACTACGTTGAAAGAGCCAAATATTTTAATGATAGCGGTTTAAACATGCGTGTAAGTGCTATCAAAGCTGTTCGCCCCACTATTCACTCAGGCGACGTGCAGAACGAAGCTGAATCTTTCTTGGTTGACGTTACTCTAGAGATTGCACCAGGCATATATAAGGAATTTTTAACAATACCTGCACATCTCTTGACATACATTGATACCTATCCAAATCTTGCGCCAGTACCAGATAGTTTAAAGAGAAAAGGTGACATAAACATTGAACCAAAGCCTGTAGATATTAAAGATGAGGATGAGATTATGACTTCCCCGCATAGGCAGACAGGTACAAGTGATCTAGGCGACAAAAAAGACTCTGAGGGTGATCGCAAGCTTAATAATGTAAATGTTAAGATTCCTAGCTCTCCTGCAGAAGGTGTCAAAGACCCTGCCGTTTCCAAGGGTACAGCTCGTTATCTACCTAAGCGCTAATCTCAGACAGCGCCAATAGTAAGCAATAAAAATTAATCTCTTGATCCAAGACAAGAGCAGATCTATACATGTATTCACCAATAGTAACAAGCCAGAGTCTTTTCTGATTCTCTGTTAATGCGTAATTACCATTACAAATATTATCAAAGACAAACTTCATGAGCACTGGATAATCACCGTTAAACGAAGTTTCATTCTCGATAATAAATTTGCGAGCCTGTAATACTTTCTTAGTTAAAACGAGCTGAATGATCTTTTCAGAGAATTGATCTTGAATATTTAAATCTGGAATCAGCAAAGACCCTGTTGAGCTAAACTTCTGCATTTCATTAATACACTTGCGTATATCAGGAAAATATTTTCTAATTAAATTAATTAATTTAGTCTTATTCTCTTCTTCAATATTAATTTTCTCGATTTTTAATATATTATAACACCTCTTAACAACATCAGCAATCTTGGGATCCAAATCAATCGACTGACATCTGCTCTGCAGAGGCACAATGACACGGTGCTTGTAGTTACAGGTTAAAATAAACCTACAATGGCCTGCATATTCTTCCAAAACGTTTCTAAGAGATCTTTGAGCATCGATCGATGCCATTCCATCGACCTCATCTAACAAAACAATCTTCTTCTTTCCATTGAAACTCTTTGTTCTGCTGAATCCAGTAATATCATTTCGGACTGCGTCAATACCTACTTCAGAACAATTCTGATATATATTTTCTGCGTCCAGTAAATTTATCAATACCTTAGATGTAGTTGTTTTTCCTATGCCTGCATGTCCGCAGAATAATAAATTAGGGATCTCATCATTCTTTACAAATGATTCAAGTATTTCTCTGGTCCCGCCCGAGAGTACAATATCATCCAGGGTCTGCGGTCGGTATTTCTCTGTCCAGATCTTGTCTACATCCATCTTATTTACCGCTACTACCAAAAC